AAGAAAACAGTTTGAAAAATATTTAGACCCACGACAAGTTGCTATACTTGTAAAGAATCCTGAGAAGCTAAAGCTTGGTGGTGTTAGAAAAGAGATGTCGTATATATTCATAGACATTGTAGGATTCACACCTATATCTGAACACTATAAAAATAAAGACGACCCAGAAGGATTAGTTGAATTGATAAATGAATTTCTAAATGAGATTAGTAAGATCATATTAAACAATGGTGGAATGATAGATAAATTCATGGGAGATTGCGTGATGGGAATATTTGGTGCGCCTTTAGATATGGACAATCATGCCGAGATGGCTGTTAAGTCTGCTAAAGAGGTAGAAGAAAAAGTTAAAGAACTAAAAGTAATTTACAAAGAACGAGGATTACCAGACATCAATGTTGGGACAGGTGTAAATACAGGAATAGCAATTATTGGTAATATGGGTTCTAAAACAAGACTCGACTATTCAGTTGTGGGTGACGCTGTTAATTTAGCGGCAAGGTTAGAAGCCACTGCTGGAAGACACGATCATATAGAAAATAAAACTATATGGTCATCTTACACACAAGAACAATTACCAGATACTTTTAAGACAAAGAGTATTGGTGATATCAAAGTTAAAGGAAAGGAAGAACTAATTAAGATTTTTACGTTTCAATCAACATAGACGGAGGGTTATGACACTACTTCAACAAAAGAAGTTAAAGAGAATACTGACGAAAATAATAAGAAACAAAAAGAAACTTAAATTATATTTACTGAATTTACATTGGTTAAGAATAAAGAAACAAAAAGAACGAAGAAGAAAGAGAACATTTATAAAACTCTGGAAGTTAAAAAGACTAAATACTATAAAACGATATCAACAAGCTTCGTAATAGACTTGACTTCCACAAAAAAATAAATATAATAGAGTTAATATATCAATTGATGCATTTATGCATATGGCCCATATGGGTAAGTAAACTCTATAAACCGTCTCGTAAGAGATAGAAGACAAAAATATGCCAGACACGACAGAGATAAAAGTAGACATAGAATCTTTAAGGAAAGATATCGAAAATGTAAATAATATTAATGGTAGAATAGACGCTGCTATTGATAAACTTACAGATGTTTCTACCTCTATAAAATCTATGCTAGCTGTTCACCAAGAAAAGATTGCTAGACAAGAAAAGGTAGATGAAGTTATCTTCGACAAATTAAAAGATAGAGCATCAGAAATAACTCATGTTTATAGAGAGTTAAAGAAAGATGTGGAATTGAGTGAAAAGAGATTACTCATTGAAATTAAGTCATTAAAGAACGATATAGGCGCTAGAGTTGGTGTATTAGAAAAATATAGATGGATTATCATAGGTGGGGCGATTGTCATAGGGTTCATTTTATCAAAGAACTTTATGCCATTATTACATATGATGGCCTCAAATTAGGGTTGACATTTTCGATCAAGTGTGTTATTATGTTCGAGTGTTATGTCAAGTTATATAGATTTAAAATATATCTCTAATTTAAAGAGTCGTTTACCAGGGTTCAAACAGAAGAATGATTATCTGTTTAACTTCAGGTGTCCACATTGTGGCGATTCGAAAAAAACAAAAACAAAAACAAGAGCCTATTTGTATCGTGTAAAAAACGATATGTTCTTCAAGTGCCACAATTGTGGTATGGGTCAAAACTTATCTAACTTTATCAAGTTTGTTGATCCACAAATGTATTCTGAATATCTATTAGAAAGATATAAGAAAGGGGCACCAGCGACACCGAAGCCTCAGTTCGATTTCAAACCTGCGTTTGAAGACAGAACTATACTTGACAACTTGAAAAGTATAAACCAATTAGATGATGAACACCCAGCGAGACAATATTGTTTAAAGAGAAAATTACCTAATGAACATTTTGATAAGTTATTTTTTGCTCCTAAGTTTGGCGCATTAGTAAATAAAGTAAAACCAAAAACCTATGGAGAAAAAGATCACCCTAGGTTAGTAATACCATTTTATGATACGACAGGAAAGTTATTCGCTTTTCAAGGTCGTGCTTTTGGAAATGAACAACCAAAGTATCTTACGGTAAAACTAGATGAAAACAAACAAAAAGTTTATGGACTTGAAAGAGTTAATTTTCAAAGACCTATCTTCATCACAGAAGGCCCACTTGATAGCCTTTTTGTTGATAACTGTCTTGCTGCTGCTGGAGCTGATTTAATTCTAAAGAACAAAATTAAGAACGAAGAAGTTACATATATATTTGACAACGAACCAAGAAACAAAGAAATTGTAAAACGTATGTATGATGTAGTTGAGAAAGATTACAACTTGGTTGTGTGGCCAGAAGATATGCGACATAAAGACATTAATGATATGATAGTAGCAGGGTTGACAAAGACAGAAGTTTGTGATATTCTAAATAGAAACACTTATTCAAAACTTTCAGCATTAACTAAATTAAACGAATTCAAAAAAATATAGGAGGATACGAGTGGAAAACATAAACGTAGTGAAACGTGGTAGTCGTGGCAAAGAACCATTAAACATTGAGAAGATACATGAAATGGTTGATTATGCTTGCGAAGGTATAACTGGCGTATCATCATCTCAGGTTGAGATGAAATCTGGTTTACAATTTACCGATGGTATTACTACAAATGATATTCAACAAATCCTTATCAAATCAGCAGCAGATTTAATTTCATTAGATAATCCAAACTATCAATATGTTGCGGCAAGACTATTACTTTACAGTTTAAGAAAACAATGCTTTGGAAAACTTTGGGACCACCCACATTTGTTTGACCATGTTAATAAAGCTGTAGAAATGAAAGTTTATGATCACGCTATATTAGAAAAGTATCAAAGAAAAGATTTTGATAGAATGGAAAACTGGATTACCCACGAAAGAGATTATACTTTCACATATGCTGGGTTAAGACAAGTGATTGACAAATACCTAGTACAAGATAGAAGTAATGGCGAAGTATTTGAAACACCACAATTTATGTACATGATGATTAGTGCTACTATGTTTGCTGATTATCCAAAAGAAAAGAGAATGACTTATGTTAAAAAATACTATGACGCAATTTCACAATTCAAAATTAATATTCCAACTCCGGTTATGGCAGGTGTTAGAACACCTCTCAAACAGTATGCTAGTTGTGTCTTGGTTGATACTGATGACACTCTACCTAGTATCTTTTCTAGCGATATGGCTATTGGAAGGTACGTTGCACAAAGGGCGGGCATTGGTATTAATGCTGGTAGAATACGAGGTATCAATGCGAGGATACGAGGAGGTGAAGTTCAACACACCGGGGTTATTCCTTTCCTTAAAAAGTTTGAAGCAACAGTTAAGTGCTGCACTCAAAACGGAGTTAGAGGCGGTTCTGCTACTGTTCACTTCCCAGTTTGGCACCAAGAGATAGAAGATATAATCGTATTAAAAAATAACAAAGGTAGTGAAGATAACAGAGTTAGAAAATTAGATTACTCTATACAATTATCAAAACTATTCTATGAAAGATTTATCAACGAAGAAGAAATAACTTTATTCTCACCACACGAAGTACCTGAACTATATGAAGCTTGGGGAACACCAGAGTTTGACGATCTGTATATAAAAGCAGAAAGAAAAATTAGTGTTAAGAAAAAGAAGATAAGCGCACAACAATTATTTTTTGACATACTAAAAGAGAGAGCAGAGACAGGTAGAATTTATATTATGAATATAGATCATTGTAATACACACTCATCATTTAAAGATATAATTAGAATGTCAAACTTATGCCAAGAGATCACACTTCCAACGGATCCAATCCAACACATAGATGGCGAAGGAGAGATTGCTTTATGTATTCTATCAGCTATCAACGTTGGTAAGATTGACAAGAGAGACGAACTAGAAGAACTATGCGATCTAGCAGTAAGAAGTTTAGACGAGATAATAGATCATCAAAAGTATCCTGTAAGAGCAGCAGAAATATCTACAAAGGCTAGAAGAAGTTTAGGTATAGGTTACATTGGTCTTGCTCACTATCTAGCAAAGAAAGGTTATTCTTATGAACAAAAATTAGGCTGGCGTCAAGTTGATAAACTGACAGAAGCATTTCAATATTATCTATTAAAGGCAAGTAACGAATTGGCTAAAGAAAAAGGTCAATGTGAATTCTTTAATAGAACAAAGTATTCTGATGGTATCTTACCAATAGACACTTACAAGAAAGAGGTAGACGAGGTCGTGACCAGAAATCTAACTTATGATTGGGAGTTTCTAAGGAAAGAAATTAAAGAGCACGGATTAAGACATAGCACACTCTCTGCTCAAATGCCATCAGAATCTTCTAGTGTGGTATCAAATGCTACTAACGGTATTGAACCACCTAGAGATTATTTAAGTATTAAGAAAAGTAAAAAAGGTCCATTGAAACAAGTGGTACCAGATTACAAAAAATTAAAATCAAATTATACTTTACTATGGGATATGAAATCAAACGAAGGTTATATCAATGTAGTAGCAGTAATGCAAAAGTATTTTGATCAAGCGATAAGTGGTAACTGGTCATACAATCCAGATCACTTTGAAGAAAACCAAGTACCATTGTCAGCAATGGCACAAGACTTATTAACGACATATAGATTGGGTTGGAAGACTTCTTACTATCAAAATACATATGACGCTAAGAGAGATATTGACGAACCAGCGCACCCGATTGGTTTCACAGATAATGTACCAGAAGAATCAATCAACAATGATGAGGATCCAGAGAACTGTGATTCTTGTACAATCTAAGGAAGTATAAATAGAACGCTATGGCTAGATCAGTATTCAACAAAAGTAAAGATGTCGATTTTTTAAAACAACCAATGTTCTTCGGAGACGACTTGGCTGTTCAAAGATATGACACTATGAAGTATCCTATATTTGATAAATTAACTCAACAACAACTTGGTTACTTTTGGAGACCAGAAGAAGTTTCTTTACAAAAAGATAGAAACGATTACCAAGAGTTGAGACCAGAACAAAAAGATATATTCACTTCTAACTTAAAGTATCAAACAATGTTGGATAGTGTACAAGGTCGTGGTCCATGTTTAGCATTCTTACCATTTTGTTCTTTACCAGAACTAGAAGGCTGTATTGTAACTTGGGACTTTATGGAAACAATCCATAGTAGAAGTTATACATACATCATAAAGAACTTGTATTCTAATCCTAGTGATGTATTCGATACTATTATAAAAGATGAGAAGATTGAAAAGAGAGCACAGTCTGTAACACAATTTTATGATGATCTAATACTTGCAGGTCACAAATGGCATTTAGATAAGAGTAAAGTTGATGAGTATGAACTAAAGAAAAAATTATGGAAAGCTTTGATTACAGTAAACATACTAGAGGGTTTAAGATTTTATGTATCGTTTGCTTGTAGTTTTGCTTTTGGTGAACTTAAATTATTAGAAGGATCAGCAAAGATTATTTCATTTATCGCAAGAGACGAAAGTCAACACTTAGCAGTATCACAAAGAATAATAAACAATTATAGAGACATTGAAAGAGATAAGGTTATGGACAAAGTGATTAAAGATACTGAAAAAGAAGTATACCAAATGTATGATGACGCAGTAGGAGAAGAAAAAAGATGGGCAACTTATCTATTTTCAAAAGGTTCTTTGATAGGGTTATCCGAAAAATTATTACATCAATTTGTAGAGTACACAGCTAATAGAAGAATGAAAGCTATTGGGTTAACTCCTGCTTATGATACCAAATCAAATCCATTACCATGGACAGATCATTGGTTGAATAGTAGAGGTACACAGAATGCTCCACAAGAAACTGAAATAGAGAGTTATGTTATTGGTGGAATAAAACAAGACGTTACAAAAGATCAATTTAAAAAATTTAAATTATAATATGATAGAAAAAAGAGAAAAGACGTGTTCTGGTTGCGAGACTAAATACTCTATACAATGGGATATTAAGGTACAAGACCTTGAGCCATTAACTTGTCCATTTTGTGGACACGAAGTAGAGGAAGTACAAAATAATGATGAAGACGAAACAATCTGGACAAACGAATCCGAAGACGATAATTGGAATTGATTATAGTTTAACAAGTCCTGCTATTTGTATCACAACAGATTTTGTATTTAAGAACAGTAAGTTTTATTACTTGACCAATAAGAAAAAGTATATTGGCTCAATGTCAGAAAATATTACTGGATTTGGACACAAAGAATACGATACACCTATTAGACGATTTAGTCAAATATCTGATTGGGTATATGAACTAATTGAAGATACTATACATACCGAACAATTAGTTTTCATAGAAGGATATTCTTTTGGATCAAAGGGTCGAGCATTATTTCAAATTGCTGAGAACTGTGGTATTCTAAAGTATAGATTACAACAGATGATGATAAATTATGACACTGTTGTTCCTAGTGTAGTAAAGAAAGGTGCAACTGGAAAAGGTAATGCAGATAAAGATATGATGTATGAATTCTTTTCTAAAGAAACAAACACAGACTTAAAGAAAGTATTTGATACACCAAAAGTAGGTAATCCTATATCAGATATTGTTGATAGTTATTATATAGCAAAAGTTGGTTATGAAAATACAAACAATCACTAGTTGGAATAATACATTATTTAAACAATACGCTCACAGATTTCAATCCACATATAATTGGCCATTTGATTTAACAGTTTATAATGAAGATGATGATATGTTTGATAACATACCTAATCTCAAAAAATTCATAGACAGAAATAAGAATAGAAAAGTAACATCATATGTAGATGATGGTGTAAGATTTTCATATAAGGTTTATGCCTATACACACGCCATCATAAACTGTCCAAGTGATGTAGATGGTTTAATTTGCATAGACGCTGATAGTGTGTTCTATAAGTCAATAAATATAGAGTGGATTAAAAAACATATACACAAAGATAATTGTATGATGAGTTACCTTGGTAGAGGTGACCACTACAGTGAATGTGGTTTCTTATACTTTAATATGAAACATGATCAGACAAGAAACTATGGTGAGTATATGAAAAAGATGTATGACTTTGATGAGATATACCATTTACCAGAACAACACGATAGTTATGTTTGGGATTATGTAAGAGGTGTATTTGAGAAAGAATTAAAAGTAAATAACAATAACATTGGTGATGGTAAAGTTGGTCATGTACAAGCAAGATCAATATTAGGAACCGTCTATGATCACACAAAAGGTAAAAGAAAATTAACAGGTAAAAGTCCGGAGGCAAAGATATGATAAATGTTTTTATTGGTTATGACTATGGAGAACCAGCGGCATATCATGTACTTGCTGAAAGTATTAGATCACACGCAAGTGGGCCTGTTGCGATAATACCATTGAGTTTAAATAACTTACCAGAATTCACAAGAGCAAAAGAGAGTAATCAATCTACAGATTTTGCCTTTAGTAGATTTTTAGTACCTTATCTATCAAACTATAAAGGTTGGTCAATTTTTATGGATTGTGATATGATGGTTAGAGACGACATATATAATTTGTATAATCAAGCAACATTTAAATATTCTGTTATGTTTTGTAAGCATGACTATACACCAAGAAAAGATATAAAGTTTAGAGGCGCTAAGAACCAAGC